CGGTCGGCTTCGCCATGTCGTCCAGTTTTTGGAACAGTCATCCGATACGAATGAATGGGGTGAACCAGTACCACCAGTGCCACTGTTTGGCCCCATCATGGCAGAGGTGGTAGTCAGGTCAGGATCTGAAAGTAGTAATTTCGGAATTGAGCTGACTGATGAGGTTGTCACGGTTCTTACCTGGTACGACCCGAGAGTTAAGAATAAACACCTGATGAACTGGATTGACACTGACCAGATTTATGAAGTGTCCCACGTAAAACCGGATGAACTCCGGCGCGGGATGATAGTCACATGTAAGGTGCAACGAGATGGCTGAGACCACGACATGAACACAGCACTGATAGCACTACTCAAGACAACCCTTGGTTCAGGTATCACCGTCTACACCGGCGCGATACCTGAAGGGGTGGATAAGCCTTGTGTCCAGGTCAGCATGGTGAGCAATTCAGACAACCGAGTCATTGCCGGTCAGAAATACGGTAATACTCAGGTTTATCGAATGACTGTGTTCGCTCCAATACAGTCACAAATACAGGGAATCCTTGATACCTTGGAGACTTTGGATAATACTGTAAACGCCGATTTTCAACGGATTTTTGGTCAGTGGATACTGACTGAAGCGAAACAACCAGGTCAGGTGCTTGCAAGGGCATTCTATGACCTCACTGTTTATATTTAGAGGATAATGATATGTCTAACGTGATCCTGATTGCAGGTACTATCGTTGAGATGCAGGTCACCACGGGGATGACTACATCTTGGCAAGAAGTACCCCGCCTGACCGAAATCGGTGCTGTTGGCGAACAGAGTGAACCGAAAGAAAAAACGACTCTCTCTGACCATGTAAAAAAATACGATTCCGGTATGCGTGATGCACCGGACAAGAACCTGAAGGGTCAGTACGTCCCGCTGCAACAGTCGGGTGACCAGTATTTCAACGAGTACACCCTCCAACAGGCTTTCATCAAGCGTTGTCGTGACGAGGAAGAATTCAATATCCGTGTCAAATGGCCGGACGGTGAAGTCAATGGTTTCCTGTTCAAATCCCTTGGTTTCGAGTGGGATGCTGGTAACCAGGAAGAGTGGAAGATGTTTACCGTTAACGGCAAACAGAACTCCCGTGTGGTCTATGACCTGACCGTAACAGGCACAGCCACTGTAGCTACTGCTGCTACCACACAGCTGACTGTGACCACCACACCTGCTGGTGTAGTCACTAACGACGGTTCTGACAGTGGTTCTGTAGTCTGGACATCATCTGACCCGTTGAAAGCTACTGTTGACCAGAATGGTCTGGTGACTGGTGTAGCTGCTGGTGTCGCTATCATCACTGCTGAGTTCCGTGGTGTGGTCGGTGAGCTTGAGGTTACCGTATCATGAGTCTGACCTTTAAAACTGACGGTCTCGCTTTCATCGACGTTCCTGCCCCGTATTTCGGGCAGGACGTTGTGATCCGAGTGAATAAGCGAGCAGTGAAACATTATATCCGGTCATCTCAACTAAGTACTAAAATCGCAGAGCGCAAGGACATTGCTGAAGAAGACAAAATTGCTTATCACGTTGCTGCTGGTTTGATGTCTGTCTGCACTATCCCTAGCACCGGAGAGTTCGCTTTTGCTGACGAGCAGGTCGACGACCTGGTTAACCTACTGCCGAAAGAACTCTATGAAGAACTTGCTGTGGCTGCTTTCAGTCTTGACCCCGCAGTCGAGCAGAAGACACTCACCACAAAAAAAAAGAAGTCTTAGCAGACGGTAACATGTTACTGGTGAAACGCATTTGCCAGTACCTCAAAAGACCAGTGTTTGAAGTGATGGGGTGGCCTGCCTCTGAGCTAGAGCACTGGTCTATCTTTTTCTCCATTGACGACAATAAAGACAAGCCGATCACTATCACCAAGACACCACAGACCGTGAGCTTGGTTGAGTCTAAATCACGTTTCAGGGAGTTGATGAGCTAATGGCGAAAGGTCTCTTCTCCGTAACAAGCACAGGTCTCAAGGAATTCATCAAAGAGATGGAAGCATTGGCTGACGCTATTCCTGAAATAAGCCTGAAAGCTCTGGCAGAACAGGAAAAGGTTGTTCAGGGGAGGATAAAAACCAACTGGGTGTCAATGGTAGGAGGGACACCGGGAGGTTACGTTTTCTCTTCAGTCGGTCAGTCTGTTGCTATGAGTAAAAGTGACCCTTACACTGTTGTGGGGACAGTAGGTGTCTATAAAATAGATAGTGTCAGTGTCCAATTCGGAAAGACAGAAAAAGACCTCAATGCTGCACAGATCGCATATTGGGTCGAGTTCGGGACATCACGACTTCGCAATGGTGGTCGTAAAAAGAAAGGTGTCAATTACGATGACTCTCAGCTCATCAATGTGGCCGGAGTACCTTTCATCAGTAACGCTTTTTACTCAAGCCTAAATGAGCAGCAAGACGCTTTTAAGGTTGAGTTCAACAGGTTAGCGGATCAGTACCGCTACACAGGGTGACCACATGAGTGACGTATTACGCTCGACAACGTTTCAATTAGAGTTCAAAGGTCAGGATGGCATCACCGGCATCAAGCAGTTCACTCGTGCCGTCAGTGATGCTGACAAGACTGTCGAAGAACTCAGCGCAACTCTTGGTGATAATGTCGAGGTCACCTATAAGAACGTGCAGAGCAAGCAAGAGCTGACTGCTGAAGCTCGGGCTCTTGTCAGCCAGATGGAGAGAACGAACGCTCGGGTGAAGGAGATGACTTCACTCTATCAGCATCAGGCGTCAATGATCGGGAAAACAGCACAAGAACAGGAGGTTCTGAACGCTGTTTATAAACTCGGTGCTAACGCTACTGAAGCACAAAAGCAGCAAGTCACCCATCTGGTTCAGAATTACCAAACTCTCCGCGATGGCTCGAACCAGACTGAGGGTAGTTTCCGTAATCTTCGTGGTGTCTCCCAACAACTCGGTTGGCAGCTCCAGGACGTTGCCGTTCAAGCCCAGATGGGCACCAGCGCCTTCGTCATATTCTCTCAGCAAGGCTCTCAGCTCGCCGCCGCATTTGGTCCTACCGGTGCATTAGTCGGTGCAGTTATCGCCGTTGCTGGCGCTATAGGTGGTGCTCTCGTTAACTCCATGGGGGTTGCCGGGGAAGAGATCGACAAACTTATCCAGAAAGTAGACAAGCTCGGTAAGGCGACCAAAGAGCTCGCGGCCATTGAGTTGCGCAAAAAAATCCAAGATGACCAGAAACGACTGGTCGAAATCGACACTATTAGTCGACTCGGTTTTTTGCAGGATAAACAGAAGTCTGGTGCAGAACTGAGTGAGCGTGAACTAAAACAATTATTAGAATTAACGTCGCAACGTGAACAACTCACTGATTCAATCACCACTCAGGAAGGATACCTTGATACCCTGACTCGTTCCGAGACGGAGAATATTGAGAAGACCAAGAAAGCACGAGAAGAAACAGAGAAACTGTTAAAGAGTTATGGTCTTAAAATAACCCTGCTCGGAAAAACAGACAGGGAACAAGCCAAGATAAACGCAAAAACCGAACTTGGTTCAGATGCTACCGATGAGCAACGTAGATCAGTTCTTGCCGCAATCGACACTTATTACAATGAACACGATGCACTGAAGGCTCGTGAGAAAGCGATCGAGGAAGTAAAGAAATCAGAGAAAGCCGCTGCCGCTGAGTCAAAAAGAATATCGCAACAACGCGAACGAGCTTTCCAGGCCGAGACCCTTTCGCTGATTAAGCAGACCGAAACGACAGAGCAAGAATATAACCGTCGTAAAGCAATAATTGACGATTACGTTAAGTACGAAGGTACAGATAAGAGAACTGACCAAGCATACGTAGCTCTCGAACAGTGGAAGACAAATGCACTCACCGAAGAATACAAGAAACGTGATGCTGTACGTAAACAGATTGAGGACGCCCAGCGTAAACAGACAGGTCGAGAAGACCCCACTGGTTTTGAGAACGATCTATTTGCCAGAAATCTCAAAACACTGAGTGACCAGAAAAAACTGATTGGTGAGTCGGAACTTACTGAACGTCAACGAATAGATGCTCTGATTGAGGCTGAAACCGAGAGACATGTTGCGCGACTCAATGAAATATCTAACACACAGCTAGAAGGTCAGCTTCAGAACTATGCCACTTTCACCGGGTCAATGGGGAAGGTGTTCGGTCAGCTCCAGCAGTTTGCTGAGGAAGGTAGTAAAGAAGCAGCAGCACTGTTCTATATTAACCAGGCGATTGCACTGGCTGAGACCATAGTTAACACCGAGCTGGCTGCCACTAAAGCCATGGGTCAACTAGGTGTGTTTGGTATCCCTGCATCGACACTCATCAGAGCTACCGGTTATGCGTCAGCGGGTATTATTGCAGGTCAGACAATAGCTGGTGCTTACGATAAGGGTGGTAACATCCCGTCTGGTCAGCTTGGTATCGTGTCCGAGTACGGCGACGAACTTGTGAACGGAGTACTGGTTGAAGGTCCGGCCAGAGTCACATCTCGTGAAGAGACGGCAGCGATGATGAATAACGGCGGCGGTAGTGTTAGTATCCTGATAGAGAACAGGATCGACGGTGCTAGTTACCGAGAAGAACGAATCGACGAGAACACTGTTAAAATTATTGCTGAAAAAGTATTCAACCAAAACATTGACAGTGGTGTTTCGAGTGTGCTGGGTAACAGGAACAGTAAATCAACTAAACAACTCAAGAGTAACTTTTCTGTGAAAGGTAAATACTGATGGCGACAAAAGGGGATGTTAGCGACCTTGAGACACTGGTTTATGGTGGTAAACCAGTTGTTCCGCTTGTCGAGGGTTTCACCAGGACTCGTCAGGGTGGCGTCGTTCGATCTGATGTGTCCGGTGGTGCCAGCCGTCAACGGAAGAAGTATTACGGCACCACACACCTCGCACAGGCTACGTTTTATCTCAGGTCCCCTGCCATGCAGGACTATATCCAAATGTTCATTAACGCGAACGAGGGTAAGCGGTGGATTTGCCATCTGTCCGCCGACCGACCCCTGGTTGAACCGTATGTGGTGCAAGCATTAACAGACTGGAATCACGTTGAGGTAAATGCACTGAGAGGGACTGTTACCGTCCAGCTTGAGATATTCAGTGCTCGGGATGAATGCCTTGATGGAATTATTTACCCCCTCTACCAGTGTATTGGTGATGACCTGTGTGAATATCTCAACATGTTCGGAACCATGACTCAAGGATGGCCGACCAATGACTGACGAAGAAATCAGACAAATTTACGCGAGTGCTCCTGTCAGCAAGGAAGTCATTGAGGTCTTTGAGCTGTCAGCCAGCTGGTTTACTAAGACTTATTATCTTCAGCGACAGATTACTGATGAAATAGAAGTCCCACTTGAAACAGGTGACGTAGTTATTGCTACCTACGCACCGATGAGTGCTGACCAGTCGAGCAGTAATGCTGACCTTAACTATGAGCGGAATATCGTAATACAGCAGGTCAACGATATCATTGCGTCAGAGCAGTCGAGGTATGACCCTGATATCCATGGTGACGAACTACCGATGTTCACTTCCCGTGGATACGTCCTTTACCGTAACGGTGACATTAGTCAGATCAAACAACCGCCAATCAGACTTCCTATCCGCAAGATGCGTCGCGATGATAGAGGTACTTTGTTCAACGTGACTACCAAACCGGCGAATCAGAGTGCCACTGGTGAAATGTGTACCGTCACCAGGGTGCCGATGGTGAAAGGATTCTTATGATTGGAAAACACTACGATTTGAAGCACTATAATTGTGCTCACTTTGTAGCTGAGTGGTATCAACGACTCGGGATAGAAATACCAAAAGAGGGAGTTTTCGAACTCTCTTTTTTGGTCTGGATGAGGAGGCATTTCACCAGAGTCAAGACCCCAGTCGATAATTGCCTGGTTCTGATGACTATAGGCGGTGACCGTCATATCGGTGTCTATGCTGATTACGGTGTCTATCACAACTACAAGATAGGGAAAAAACACGGGTCAGTGGTACACTGGGACATAGGTGTAATTAACAGAAACTATGATGAGGTT